TAATTTAGTTTTATGACCTTTTATTATTGGTAATATATCTTGTAATATTAAAATGTTTTGTGATGTCTCTAAATTTTGAACCCAATAGTTAAATAACTTTTGAGGACCCATATTGGGTAATTGTTCTTTATAGAATCTATGATTAGATATAGGACATTCAATATAACCCTCAGTATTAAACTGTTCCCATAAATTATCTATTAATGTTTGGGTTTTAGAGAAAAATTCTAAATGTTTATAGTCATCAAAAATACCTCCATATAGTTGTTTAAAGGTAAGTTCTTTACTTGTTTTATAATCTACCCCATAAAGTTGAGCCATATGTTCATGTATTGACTCTTCTCCAAAACTATAATCAATTTGTTTAGCAATTAGAGTTGGATGATAAGAATCAATATCAATATCAATAAGTTTTCCATTTGTAGATACAAATGCTTTTCTAGAACCATCTTTAGGTAAAGCAGCGAAATTAATACCATTAAAACTATTTGATGGTCTTTTAGTTGTAGTATCTACATTGTACTGCGAGTATACTACATTGTTTTTTATTGAATGGAGGGTATTGTTAGGTGTAAAATAATCATCTATAAGCGTTGTATCCACACTAATACCACCTGATTCTATAATGTAGAAACACTCTATTGCTTTATTATAGAATTCTGAGTAATGTGTGAAGTTTATTTGAGTAAAATATTCTTCACAACGTTCATAGTGTTTAGCAATGGGAATAAATTTATTTACATCATTTCTATTTGGATACTGTCTATGATAATAATCATAAATAGGGAATGATAAATTCTCTATATTAATAGGAGAATGTATTAGATTCTTTTTATTAAGAAAATACATACTTGTTTTCTTATCCCTAACAAATACTTCTTTATAACTTGCTATAAGTTTTTTAATTTGTTGAAATGGAATAGAAAACGATTCATTATGTGAGATAGGAATGATATATCCTTTTTTTTCACCTTCAGGTCTAATATAGACTAATGAAACATCATTTAAGGCGGGATGTACTAGGTTATGGTTTAGAATAAGTTCAACAAAATATCTGTTAGTTTGCTGTTGAGCAAACTCTTCAAATTGATGTTGACTTTCTATTAAATAATACATAACCTTTATTTCCCATAATATAACAAAAAATTTTTAAAATCCAAATTAAGAATTAACTTGATAATATTGGGTCCAATTTTCTTTTAAATAAATCCCTAAACCAAACACTTGCTCTCGTTGTTCTATTAACTCAGTAATATTTTTATTTGTTCTAGCTACTTGATTTATTTCACCAGTTAATTGCCAAAATAAAGAAACATGTTTATATAGTCTCCAATAAGATGATGGATCTTTACTTTTATATTTATTGTATTCAGTTTTAGTTGTTTCAATAAAAATAGGTTCATTACGTTTAACAATGAAATAACGAGTATATTCACCATTTTTATAATCTTGAGGAGTTGGGAAAAGGGGAGATGTAGGTATTAAATTATCAATAGAATTATTCTTTCTATTTTCTATATTAGGACTAATATATGGTATTAACTCTTTAATGTTAGGATGATTAGGTGTCCCTTCAGAGAATATTTTACCATTATATAATTTATGATAATACCCAGTATACTTAAGTTTTGATGAAGCATAAATATACTCATTCCCTTCAGTATATAAGTTAGTTTGAACTTTATTTTTAGGTATGTAAGCCATAATTAATTAATTAAAGCAGATTGATATTGAGGAGTATTAACATTAGGCCACCCAGCTGCTTTAAGTTTAGCTATAGTAGCATCAGTAAGCATTGGTGGATATCCTTTTTCAGCAGCTATTCTTCTATTTGTTTCTTCTTCTGATATAAAAGAAGGTGTATTTGAGGTTGTTGGGGCAGCAGGTGTTGTTTCAGTAGGTGTATTATTAAATATTACTTCTGTTTTAACAGAACTTAATGGAGATGGATCTAGACCAACAATTCCTCTAGAAGATAAAAATTCTAATGGGTTGGTTGATGTTTCAAATCCAAAAGCATTTCTATCATAATCTTTTTTATATCTTATTTCATAATGTATAACTCCTGTAGAGCTTTCTCCTATTGTGACTACTTGTCCTTTAGCTATAGTTTGGTTTAAAGAAACCATTATATTAGCTGCTTCTGCTATTCTTTCAACAACTCCTAATTGAGCATTATATATATCAAGATATTGATAATATCCTCCTGGGTCATTTCCTACTTTTATCACTTTACCTCCTATAAAGCTAATCATTTCAGCATCGGCCCCGGAAATATCAAAATCTACCCCAGCATGTCTTCTTCCATCCCTTCTAGTATCCCCATATGCTTGACCAGATACTGTATTTGTGACATAAACTTTTGAATTTTTTGTTTTTGTATTATTAAAATTTTCTTCAGTAGCTCCGTTTTTAGACCTTTTCATAAGATCTTCTTCAAGTGGATACCAAAAATCAGGTTTTTTTAAAGACGCAACATCTGGGGCTGTGAAACTATCTAAAGTTGTTGTCCATCCATTTATGTCTATTTTATGGGTTACACTTTTAGTTAAGAATTTAATATTATTTTTATAATTACTTGGAAGTAATGTCTCATTAATAGTGTAAGATTCAAATACTCTAGGACCACTTAACCCACTCATCACTATTTGAAGGTTAATAGGTAAAAACCCAGGACCTGGTAAACAATCTTTTTCAGTAAAATAATTTATTTCATATTTTAACATATCAACAATAGCTGATCCATAGGCTGTAATATCTTCAGATGTGATAAGGCCAGTTTGAATAAAATTAGCTAAAGAAGCATATTTAATAAGATTTTCAAGATAAACAGTTTCAGGATTTGAAGATAAAGAACCTGATTTTTGAGTTTGTTTATCCATAATACTACTTCTCTCAGGTATGATTCTATCAGTGTATCCTATATTCCATTTACTAAAAGCTGTAGCTGTTTCTCCTACAACATTACTATTAGATTGAGCAGCAGCTGTTATTTGACTAGAATAATTATTATTTAAATTACTCTTAAGTGATACATTAGTGACAAAACTGCCTAAACTATCAGTTAATAAATGAGTATTAATACGTGTAGGAGTTAAATCTCTACCTAAAAGTTTATCAGCATTAGGTAAAACAGATGTATCTATTATATACATAGTGTTGATTAACTCATCATATTTAATTTCAAAGTTATTTAAATTACCTGTAGCACTCTGGATACCTTGCATAAGTTGCTGGAGGAATTTAATTAAAGTCACTTTACCATTTTCATCAATATTATCTGCTAGTAAAGTAGATATATAATCTATATTAACATGTATATGCATGAATCTACCTAAAAATTCATAACCAGATCCTACTCTAAAATAATCACCTAAAGTAGATAAGTTAAAAGCGTTTTGAGTTGTTTCTTCTACACCATTTTCATTTGTGCTTGTAACTTCATTATTTGTGTTATAAGTTGATGTGTTTATATAAAACTCAGGAGTATTACCACTAGAGACATCATATATAACTGTTTGTCCGCTTTTATAATTTACTTGTATTTTTACTAGATTTCCATTACTATCATTCATTTTAGTGTAACTATCAGCTATTGAGGTTTCTGAAAAATTAGAATCTTCATTATTAATGTTGCTCCAAGATACATCTCCAAATTTAGAATTATTATCTATAGCTGGGAATGATAATTTTTGGTAAGTAGTAGTAGCTACTGCTTGTGAAGAATCTCCTTCAGTAGACATAGCTTTATCTGATGGCTTTAATAAACAAATTCTAGGGTCTATACTAATTTGTCTAGGTAAGGTTAAACATAGATTATTATTGTAATCATGATCTATTTTAAATAAAGGCTTATATGTTCCAGCTGTTCCTTTTGATGTATCATATTTTAATAAAAATGATTCTATAATTCTTAATAAAGTTCCTAATTTTATAAAGTAAAAATATCCAGTTGTATTATCATTAAGAGTTGTTAAACCAGCATATCTTTGTTTTCCACCTTCTTGATATGTTAAAATATGATTTAAAGTATCAGATTTTTCATCTGGGTGTTTGTAGTTAACTCCTATTAAGTCATAGCTAGAGTGTTTTTTAGTTAACTCAATTATATTTTCAGATGAAAGTTGAGTACCATCTAAAAACCCATCACCTTTATTTAATTCAGATCTTATAGCATGTAGTATTTGATGAATAGTAGATTTTTCTTTATTAGGAAACTCAGGTTTTTCTTCTTCATCAGAAGTAACAGAGGTTGATGTTTGGGAAGAGGGTTGAGGATAATTAGTATTTAATTTTAATGATTCTATAACATCACCTATAGCTACTAGTTCTAAAATAACATCATATCCTCCATTAGGTTTTAAATCCCATGTAAAATTTCTTACCCATCCATAAAATCCATCATAATTACCACTAAAATCAGATCTTGTTTTTTCTAAATCTGTTAATAATGAATCTTGATCGTATCCACCATTTAAAAACTTATTTAATACATTGTTTGGTACAGATTTATTTAATGTACCTTTATTATCAAACCAAACAGTATGGCCCCACTCTAAAAGCATACTATACTTTAGTCTTAAATATAACGCTTCTATAACTTTAAATTGAGATAAATTATGACATTCTATTTGAACTGTAGCATATCTTAATGTACTTTTATCACCCGCTGGTCTTATCTCAGCAGATATTATACCTGGGGGAGGGACTAAACCATAAGTAGGGCTAGATAGAAAACCATATGATGTAGCGGATGAGTCATATCCTACTCCGGAAGTAAAGGCAGGTAATGTAGTAGATGAATATAATGATGGTGAGGGTAATGAAACTTTTTGATTAAAATAAGCTGAAGATAATACATATTGATTAGCTAACTTATTACCAGGTAAATTTACACCTATTTCTTTGGTTCGAGCAGATGAAACATCAACTCCTGAGGCTAATCTAAGCCATGATGTAGAATTGTTTATAAAAGTAATAGTGTCTTGATCATATTTATTAGACTTAGCTAATTTTTGCTGTCTTATTTTAATTTGATTAGATACATATGGTTTAAAACTTTCTCCAAAAATACTTCTTTCAGCCATAACTTTATTTTATTGATTAAGATTATAATAATTAGATACAATATCTAAATAATTAACTGGGATTCTGATTTGAGTTTCTAAAGGTAAATATAATGAGTTTTGAGGTATATGACTATTAGCTATAGATATAACCCACCATAAAGATGGGTCACCATAATATTGATTAGCTAATAAATCAAATCTATCACCATTAACTGAGATGACGTATATGTCATCTGATGATAATGGTATTTGGGGGTAAATTACATTTTTATAATGACTTACCCCATTACGATTTTTTATTGTTGGTATGTTTTGGTAACGATTCATTATTATGGGTTAGCAAGAGGAACAGTAGGTTGAGCTAAAACTCCTGAGCCTGGTTGGGTTGGGTTAAGTACATCATTTAAAGCTCGAGTAAATCCAGGTTGGGTCGCTGGAGCGTAAGGGAGTAAAGTAGGAGGTGTAAAAGTTGGAGGAGGAGTAATTGGTTTTGCTTTTTTAAGTGAGGAAGGTGGTGGTGTACCTACTGATGGGCTAGGTGAGCCTACATTCCTAATAAAATTCTTTTTAAATTGAGGTGTGAATGAATGAATAGGTACAAAACTAAGAGTTACATCTATCATACGAGGTAACTGTCCTACAAAATAATTACCATATATTTCATCATCATTTTGGAGTGTTAAAGGATTACCTACCTCTTCAACAATACCTTTGTCAGTTAATTTTCCATCTTTAACATATGTGTAAACAGCGTATCTATTTATATCCCAACCTGCATCAAAAGAAGGATTTAAAGTTATACTTTTTATTATACTAGGTGTGTTAGTGAAATAATCTCCTATAGTTAGATTAACAAAATTTCCTCTCATAAATCCAATTTGCGAGTAATCAGGTGCTAAAGTACCTACTAGATAATTTAACTTTTCATAAATTGGAATCATTTCTGCTCTAGAATTAGCATATATTGTGAATGTTAAAGTTACATCTCTAGAAAATCCATTGTATTTATAAAAATTTTCACCTCTACCAACATATTTAAAAGGATCCCAATTAGCTTGAAAATTATCACTTAAATCATTAACATATGCTCTAAAAAATAAAAACCAATTTTGATCAGTTGAGTCATTATTATTAATTTCAAAGAAAAATTTAATTAAATCAGTATTTTTATTTTCTTCTATTGTTTTATTATCAATTTCTCTAATTAAATTATCAGGATTATTCTGTTGGAGAATTGGTGATCTATTAAGTTCATCTGATAAAATTGAGCTATTGTTTTGTCTAGTGAATCCTCTTTCTTTAATAGTACCAGAAGTTTTATATGTAGTTTCTCTATTAAACCATGATATATTAGGATAAGGTTCTGGGACTTCTGTTAATATGGAAGTTGTAGAGGCTTCAGAATTAAACCCAGGATCGTTTGAAGTTAAATTGTTAGTTAAAGAAGAGACTAAAGATGTGTATACTGGGTTTAAGGAAGATAATTGAGTACTCTGATTTTTCCTTCCAGGTTCTTCATCTACATAAACTGGGTATTGGATGGGGGATGTGGCACTATTCTGATTTACAATTTTTTTAGGTTCTGTTTCTAAAATTCTAAAAGCCGCTGACTCAGGTAAACCTTTTTCTTTATATAACTCAACATACATCTGAGTAGCTCCTATCGCCATTATATTAGGAACATCCCAATTATCAACTTGTATACCACCAAGTGATTTTTTAGGCATTAAATATCCTAAATCATTAGGGGTAGTTGAAGTATAATCTATAGCTACTTTAGAAATTCTAGGTTTATTAAATATAGTAGTTATATCTCTATCTAAAATATTAGATATATTATTTGTAAATAAAGCTTCTTCTTCAGAAGGAGGTATAATACCATCTAAAAGAGCATATTGTAAAGAAACACCACTGTAAGTTGGGTTATATATCCAAACAGAATCTTTACGGGATACAAATTTTTGGTTTTTTAAAACAGATGTATAATGAGGATTATCATATATATTTTTAGTTCGTGTTTCACCATCATCATAAAGATCTTTAAGTCTTATAGTTGGATTTTGAATTCTTACAAATTCAAGACTAGGATCAGAAGGTGAAGTAATAGGACTATTATATTCTAATAATATATTAGGTGGAGTAGTATTTGATACTCCAAAAGGATTAATAGCTAAATTACCTAATTCTTGATTAGCTATTTTAGCGGTATAAGCTATAGTAAGTCGATTTTCTAAAGTACCATCTGATAAGGTTTGTCCTGATGGATTTTCACCAACCCCAGCTGTTTTAGGATAATATCCTTCAGTACCACCATAAAAATAACTTAAAGGAGTATCATAAATGTTTACACCTAGTTGGGTTGGAAGAGGGAGAACATTTGTAGAACCATTTGGATAAAGACTATATTCAAATTGAACCTGATCTCTAGCTTCCCCAGTGATAGAATATGGATATAATAATGGGGATTGATCTGTAGTTAAAAGACTTGGGGGTGGGGTATTACCTTTATAAGCTGAGAGATCAGACCTTGATGAGTCTAATGGATCTGGAAATACAGCTTCTGGAGGGGTTTTTCCATCATATTTGCTTAATTCTGATCCTTGGCGTCTTAAAGTCTTAATAATACCCATTGATTTTTTATTATAAATATGAGGTAATTAAAGAAACAAATATAGGAGAAATTAATCTCCTATACTAATAATTTTTATTAAAATTAATTCCTATTATCTAGGAGGATTATCTAAATATCCTGATGGTGTTTCACCTTTATAGTTAGATAATTGAGTTGAATTTACTGATACTGTTGGGTCAATATCAGCTACTTTAGGTGGAGTTTCACCTTTATATGCTGTTAATAATGAGCCTTCAGATTGAAGTCTACCTACAATTCCTTTGTTTTCTGCCATGTTATTATATTTTTAAGGTTTATTATAAATATTATATTTTTAATTAAAACTAACTCAATGTTGAATAATCTCTTACTAGATATTGAGGTGTGTAAGGACTTAATTTTCTAGCGACAACTTCTCCATCTAAAGATAATTGAACACTTGTATCTTTAGTTTGAATAGCTTTAAGTACATTAATAGCTTCTCTTAATGTTTTAACAACCTCATCATTTGAATTAATATTTGAGGTATTATTAATTAGTACTGGGTTGTTGTTGTTTGTAGTGTTGAGATTAGAGGATTCAATTGGAGTAGTTGTAGGTTTAATAGATGGTTCCATTAAATAATTAATAGCGCTAAATAAAGCTCCTCCAACTCCTCCTTGAGTACCTCCTTGTAATGTAGCTTCTAATAAATCTTTAGGTTTAGCAGGTTCAGTAGTTAAAGATCCATTTAAAATTTTGCTTAACAATAATTCATTTTCTGTTAATTTAGCTATAGCTGTAGATATAATTTCAGTTATATTAGTTTTAGTAAAAGATGAAGTAGACATAGCTTCACTAGTAGATAAAGCAAATGCTTGATCTTGTTTTATTCCTTGGGCTATAGGCTGTAATTCACCTTGATTAAATTTAGCTATAACTAAACCACCATTTTCTTTTAAGCCTTTATTTTTCTTAATTATACCATCTTGCATTTGGACTACAAGATCTTGACCTTTAATAGGTTCAGTAGCTAAACGGCTATCTGAACTTTGGGTTGGGACCATATATTCTTTTTCAGCTTTTTCTAATTGTTGTTGGGCTGCTTTTTGTCTTAGTTGTTGATTTTTTTCTACATCTCCGATTCCTCCAAGTAAATTACTTACTATCCTCATTACATCTTCTAGGAGATATGTCTCACCAGCTGCCTTCTGTTGAAGATTAGATTTCCCAAAAATCATTTGATCGATATCTGATGGGGAATATTGGTATTCTAGGCTCTTTAAATACTGTTGTTTGGTTTGATCAGCGCTAACTCCTTTTCTTTGTTCTTCTAGTTGAGATATATCTTCTCCTTGAGCTTTCTTTTCAGCTATTTGTTTATCAAGAGATTCAGCTTGTTGTTGAGTTTGAAATTCTTTTACTTCACTTTCAGACATTAATCCACCAGTGAGTACACCTGTTAATCCTTTTGCTTCAACTGAGGTTACAAATCTAGTTATAAAATCAGCTAATTTATCTAAAGATCCCCCATCAACAAATCGAGTAAATATTTCTTTAGCTTTTTCTAATACCTCATTGAACTTTTCTTGAGCATCTTGAGATGATAAGGATTGGTATGCTAAATCACCTAAAGCAGAAGATAAATCTTCAGATGACTTACCAGCTGCTTTTAAAGCTTGATAGTATTCAAGAATTGTTCCTTTACCAACTTTTAATAATTGTAATTGTTTATCTGTTAATGCTCCTGTTTTTTGAATTTGTTTAAAAGCATCATCACCTAATTTTTGGAATTCACCTCTAGCTTTACTTAAAGACTCTTGTTCAACTAACATATTAGCGAACTCATCTTTGCTCATACTGAATATGGCTGCTATTGCCCCTTGTTGGACACGGTTTAGGTCACCGAATTCTTCAGCAGTGCCTATTTCTCTTTGTATTTCAGTAGCTAAAGTTTCAAAGTCATTATTAAGAGCTGCTAATCTAGCCTTTTCTAAATTAAAAGACTTACCAAGTAATAATTCTGCTTCTAATTCAGCAGTTATAGAAGTTTCAAATTGTAGTAAACCATCAGCTATACCAGATACTTTTTCTAAAGATAAACCTAATCTTTGGGCTTCTATAGCAGCTTTAGTTAAACCATCAACTCCTCCTTTTACAGATAATCTAATAGCATTACTAACTTTTAAAACATTTTCAAGAACTTTTCTTTCATTTATTAAAATACCTGTTTGTGCTTTGTAAAGAGAAGCTGTACCTAAAATTCGTTTAGCTATTTGATCTTGAGAAATTGTAGTGTTCTTTAATTCTTTATTAGAAATTAAAAACTGTTTAAGTAATCCTTGTGATTCTTCTTCACTTAATTTTAAAAATTTACTAACTATAGCAAATTGACGAACTATACTTTCACCACTTTCACCAAACTGAGAGCTTAGATCAATAGAAGTACCTAATATTTCATTAATTTTTAAATTAGCATTTACTAATTCTTTTTGAGTTATTAATTGATTATCTAATAAATCATTATATTTAGAGGTATTTGTAGCTATTTCACTAAATCTATTTCTAACTTCACGAGCAGCATCTTTACTAATAACTAAACTTTTAGCTAGATTTGTAACTTGTTTATCTGCTTCAAACATAGCATCAACAAAAAACTGAATAGCTTTGATAATACCTGTAATGGCTATTAACCATGGGTTAAAACCTTTAAGGAGGTTACTTCCCATAGACATTAAACCACCACCCATAACTTTAAACTGTTGACCAAATGTTAAAGCTTGTTTACCATTTTGAGTATAATTGGCTGTTAATTTAGCCATCTTTTTAGTAGCGTCATCAATACCTAGCATATCAGCTAGTCTACCAAATCCTGTTTTATCAAGTGCTCCTTTAAGATTTTTGCCTATATTAAGACCAAAAGATTTGTTAATATTATTAACTCTACTTTCAGTATCTTTTAAAGATTTATTTAATTTTTCATATTCTTCATTTTGTCCTGAGATGTATTCTTGGGTTTTAGCTGTAAGTGTCTCATTAGCTTTAAGTTTACTTGTAATAGTTTCTTCATTTTCTACCAATTGAGCTTTTTTAATTGATAGTTCATCTACTATTCGTTTTTTTTCTTCTGTAGTTTTATTACTATTTTCTTCTGCTTTTATTTGTTGTTCAATATCTTGAATGCTCTCATTAGTTTTTCTTTTTTTATCTTCAAGACTTTCTTTTTCAATGCTTAATAAATTTAGATTGCGAGTAAAACTTTGTTTTTCTAATTCAGCTTTTTTAATTAATTCTTCAACATCTTTTTTATTAACATCAACTATGTTTTCTTGATATTCTTGATTCTTTTGAGCTATATCAGATAAAGTTTGGAAAGATTTAGACATACTTTTACTGATTTGGTCAGTAGTTGCTATATCATTAACCATATTTTTAAAGCCTTCATCTATTTTATTAATAGAATCTACAGCTATTTGATTTAAAGTAGCTCGAATCTCATTATATTCTTTATTTTGACCTTTAATAGTTTCATTTAACTTCTTTTGAACTTCAGCATTTATATTTATTTTATTTTCTACTTCTTCAAGTATTTGTGTTTCTTTTTTATATAAATCTTGAATTTCTTTTAGACGTTGTTCTTCTTCATCATCCAATTTCCTTGATGCTTTTAGTTTTTCTAAGTTATCTTTAGTAATTTTTAAAGAATTTTGCTTAGACTCACTAATTATCTTTTCACTTTTTAATCTTTTTTCATCTTCTTGAAAAGTCTTAACAGATTCAATAAATAATTTTTTCTTAGACTCTAATTCTTTTAATGAATTTTTAACTTCTTTTTCACTTAATTCTGATATACCGGATTGGTGGTCTAAGGCTCTTTGGGCTAGAGTAGTAAGAGAACCAAATGCTTTGGTTATTCTAGATAAATTTGCATCTATAGATAAAGTTTCTTTAACAGTATTTTTAAAACGCTCATCTAAATTTTTAATATTTTCAAATTTAACTTCTCGATTAATTCTTTTAAGAGAAAGTTCTAAACCTTCAGTTAAAGCATCATAATTCTCTAATACAGCAGTATTTTGCTCTAACATATAAGCATTTGTTTTGATCTGGTTTTCTACAGATTTATATTCTCTGTTTACTTCAGCAATTCTTATACGTTCTTCTTTAAGTTGTTCTCTTTTCTTAATCTTATCTTGTACTGATAAGTCTGTGTTATTTTTTAGATTTTTACCTGTTTTTAGTTCTTGCTGTAGAGCGTTAATGGATATTTCTAATTTTTGTCTTTCATTTCCAATAGATTTTCTATCAATTTCATTTGTTATTTGTTTTTTTTCTAATAATTCATTAGCTGTTACTAATCTTTCTTTACTAGTCTCTAATAGTTTTAAATTTTTAGATACATCTCTTTCAGACATATCCATAATTCCTTTTTGATAGTATTGGATTTGATCTGCTATAGACTTAAAACCATTGTATATCTTTATAGATTCATTAAGACCTTCATTAGTATCTTTTATTTCTTCTAAAATTCTCCTAAAACCTACAGCAGCATAACTTATATCACCTGTTATTTCAGTCCATTCTTTTTCTAATCTATTTAGTTGTTGACGAGCATTACCAGTTTGCTGTGCTTGATTAGCTGTGTTAGAGGCCGCTATTCCTGTTAATTTATCAATTTTTTGTAAGAGTTCAATAAGTCTTTTTAACTCTTTTTCATTTAATTGATTAGGATTTGGTGTAGGATTATTACTAGAAGTTGTAGCCATGTGTTAAAATATATATTATAAATATTAATATTTTGGGGCTTTATTGGTTAATTTACCTTTAAAATGATCTGGGAGTTGTATTTTGCCTTCACGAATAGCCCTAGTTTGAGATGCTAGATCTCCGTTTTCATTTCCATTCTTTTCTTCATAATACTTTCTCATTGTGTGGAAAGTAAATTTACGAAGCCAGATAGGCATGTTATAGACTGTTCCCCAGTCATAACCGCCTTGGCTATGAAACACCATTTCATGAATTTGTGTAAATAAATTAACTCTATATTCTTTGGCTATCTCAGAGGTCAGGCCAAAAAAAGCTAAGTCTAATTGGAATGTCAACTTTTGAGTCGCTCCCTTCGGGAAAAAAGGTCAGATCAATGTCTGGTTGTACCTCCTTTACATACTCCCTAAACGCTCTGGAGTCACGAGCTAAAAGATTATTATCAACAAACTCTCTAATAGTTTTAGATTCTCTATTACCTTCAACTGAGGTAATCATATATTTCAAGCGAGTTGATAATTCAGGTACATTATTTTTATTTATTTTTTTAAATCCTTCTAATTCAGCATTAATGGTTTTTTCATCAGCACCTGTTAAAAGTTTAAAAGTAATTTTAGTACCTGTTGAGGGAAGAGTATATTCAAATTCATTTACACCTTTAGTATATAAATGTTCTAATATAGGTTTATTTTCAACAGTTGTAAGATCAATTGTTTGTTCTTCACCATTGTAAGTGAATGTATAATCTTTACCATAACCTAAAATACGAGCGGCTACTAATAAAGCATTTTTATCACCTACAACCATATCTTCATATTTAACATTTGGTGTGACAATAAGAGATTTAATTACTTCATCTAATACTGTTCCTTTTTGAATGTAGGATTGATTTGTTAGAATATCTTCTTCTTTTGCAGTCATATATTTCATTTCAACTTCACCGCTTGAAAGAGGATTTGTTTCTAAGTAAACTAAACCTTTTGAAGGCAATTCAACCATTTCGGTTGGCATACTAAACTTATTTTCCATAAATAATTTTGTTATAACATTTTGTTTGTTACTTATAAATATATAAGAAAAAAAGAAGCTCGCAAAAAATGCGAGCTCTTTTTATAAATATTGGGTTGAACTTTTAGTAGTTTAACACGGCGTAGTCAATTGCTAATGTCATAGTGATATTAATAGCTTGGTTTTCAGTGTCCCAGTTATATTCACCAAATTTAGCATCTTTTACAAAAGCGCCTTTAAGTACCCATTCTGCCACTACATCACCTACAGGACCAAGAGCATTGATTACTAAATCCTTCTTGTAGAAGTCTGAGTATCCGTCTCTACCTGTTACTGATTCATGTGATAAGCGAACCCATTCCATAATCGTTTGAGCACCAGATGGTGAAATTGGATCGTGAAGTGTCATAGTTACATCATCCCAAATTGTCTTACCTTTTACTTTACGTAAAACGTTAATATGGTTTAATACTACTTCACCTTGGGTTAAGCCTACTGCGCTCACACCTTTAATCATCCAAGTTGGTATTCCATCAGCGTACAGGATAAATCGGTTAGCCTGTTTTGGTTCAAACGCTGTAAAAAACATTTCATTTGCGTCTATAATTGCCATTTTCTTTTAGTTTTTATTTGTTAATAAATATTTAAACAGTTAACCTTTTATTATTCAAAAGTTGCACCTGTTGGAGTAATTGTGAAGTTTAAGTAAATAAATTCAGCTGTCTTAGTTGGTTGTAAGTAAATTTGGCCTACTAATTCATTTCTGTCAATTACAGCTGCATTATTAATAGAATCATCCATTACTACTTTAAATGCGTATAAACCTTGACGTTGTTGAACTGATTCAAGATATGGATTCACTTGAGCTAAGAATGAGTTTCTTGTAGAAGCATTATTAGGTTGGAATACAATTGTATTAGCAATCTGACCAATTGTTCTCTTAAGAGCAATCATTAAACGGCGAACATTAATACGATCAAGAGCTGATGCTTTGGTTTGTAAGGTTTTCTGACCATAAACTACAACACCTTGTCCTGGGAAGGTTGAGATTGGATTAACTTTACCTACATATAAATCATCACGAATTCCTTGAGATAATTTAGAAGCTGCTCTAATTACAGAGCTTAATCCTCCTCGGTTAATACCTGCTGGGGCGAACCATGGCTCAGCTACTCTATCATTAAATGCATATACACCTGGTATCATGGTTGAAGCAGGTACAAATACATATTGGTTAGTAGCAGGGTCAAGTGTTTGAACCCAAGGGTAATAAGCAGCTACATATGATGAGTCAATTGAAGCTGCTGTATTTATCACTTCGCTAGCTGAAGATGAATAATTACCTAAATCTATTACAAGGATATTATCACCTCTTTCTTGAGTGTTTGTAATAATAGTATCTAATTCTGTATCGTGATCTGCGTAATTTAATCCAGGGATAATTAAAGTATTAAATTGGAAATCATTAGCACTCTTTAATAAATTAATTGAAGATGTGTAATTAGCTGCTTGTAAACCTTGAATATTGGTTGATTCGATTTGATCATAAAATTTAGCTGTTGTTGATGAAGCACCTGTACCACCATTAAATGATCCTGATCCGTTAGCTGGGATGAGATTAATATAAGAAGGATTTGGAACACCACCTAAGAAATATTGTGGAGTAGGTGTAAATACTTGGCCTATTCTAACATATCTTGATTTATTAGGATAAGTACCAGTAATTTGTAAAGTATCTTCACCGTCAATATTTTCTTGAGTAAATTGATAATCACCAATTCTTCTAGCTACATAATTATCATCTAATGGATCCATTGATAATCCAGTGTATGTTTCTAGAATAGCTTTATTTTTGTTATCATCATCACCTCTACGAATATACAAGTTAAATGTACCAGAAGATGTTTTAGATGATACAATTTCCCAGCGAATATTATTAGCTGATCCTGATGGTAAAGCACCTGTAGATGTAGGAGTACTAAAGCTGTTTTGCATTGCTCCTTCAGAAATAGTAACTAAACTAAATGCTGGGTTTGTAGCTATATTAGTAATAGATGAAGAAGCAGGAGAATAAGTACCTGACACTACACGGGTTACTAATAATGTTTGACCACCATTTTGGAAGTAATTATAAGCTGCAATAGATGTGAAATATGAGTATGAACCTGAGTTAGGAATAACTTCAGTCTCACCAAAACGATTAACGTAGTCAGTATATGATGTTACTGTCACAGGAATACCAACAGGTCCTTTAACTGTTGGACCGATAATAGCAGCACCAATTTGAGGTGGTTGTTCCGCTATAAATGAGGCGTCTATCTCTCTTGATAAAACACCTGGGGATAATAAAATTTCTGCCATGTTATTTTAATTAATTAAATTGTTTTTACTTGGGGTTTGATGATAAATATCCTAAAAATTTTCGAAAAACTAATTACTCACAAATTCTCCTCTTTCAACATTAATAGTACCATCACCATATTTTTCTTGTAATTGTTTTCCTAAAATCTCTTCTTTTTGTTTTAATTCTAAGTATTTATTTTTTAAAAACTGTTTGCGAAACTCTAATTCTTGAAGTTGAATTTCTAAAGTTCCAAATGCTTCAATAATAGAATATCGTTCTTGTTGAGTTGTTTTTAATTGTGTAATCTCTTCTTGGGTTAAAACTTTTGTTTCCATTTTTTTAATTTATTATAAATATTTAAGAAATACCTGGAAAATCAGGGGGTGTTGTTAGGGGGCGATAAAAAATGTCTTCAGATGATTCGTACCAATCACCTATACCTGCTACTCTATCAATATCTTCTTTAAGAAAATCATGTGGTAAAGGATATACATAAGGAGTTATTCCATCCCAACTAATTACATTAATAATGTAGTTATCTTTTATTACAAACCAATTTTTCATAGTATAAAATTTTTAATAATATTCAAGTATTGCTAAATATCCTCCACCTCCATTTCCTCCTCTTCCTCCGTTTTGATTGTAAGCTCCTCCTCCTCCACCACCACCAGCTCCAAAATATCCTCCATCTCCTCCTCTCCCTCCAGTTAAAGTTCCAGCTGTATTTCCAGATCCAGCACCATGTCCCCCTCCTCCAAACCCATAAGAAGAAGTAACTACTGCACTACCTGAAAATGAAAATAAGGAAGCAGCTGTGACGACATTGCTAGCTCCATTACCGCCTGAGTTCGCGGTAGTACCTGCGGCCCCGGGAGATCCAGATGTGTAAAGGGTGCCATTAATAAGATAAACCCCAGATCCTGATCCTCCAGCTTGGGCTGTTGGTGTAGCTGTGCTTCCTCCACCTCCACCGCCTCCACCTGTTCCTCTATATCCATTTCGAGCATGGAAATTACCATCATATGGAGTTACAGTACCACCTACAGATCCAGCATTTCTTCCTATTTGAGCATTACATCCACCTCCATTTATACCTATAAATGTAAAAGGACTAGACTGGAAGAAACTAGCAGATTGAAAGTTACTTCCGCCAGCGGCGACTCCACCTGTACTTGATCCAGCTATTCCAGGTTGTCCCCCACCTGCTTTAATAAGAGTTACAGAACCACTAATTAATGAAGTTGTACCTCCTATTACTCCTACTGTTCCGTTTGATCCATTTGTAGTAGCTCCTGCTCCTCCATTAGCAGTACCTGATACTGTTATAGTGTATCCCTGAGGAGCAAAAGGAATTGAAGCTATTGGATACCAAACTATAGAAATTTCACCTCCTGCTCCTCCACCTCCTCCACCAACTGCGGCGGCAGCTACTGCTCTTCTTCCTCCTCCTGCTCCACTTCCTCCTCCACCTACAACTACAAATTTAACATATTTTGCATCGGTAGGAACAGTCCATACTCCTCCGGATTGGGTGTATTCTGTCATTAATATATATCCTTTTGAGCCTGTTAAGTTATATTCAGTTCCAGTAGAATTTTTAAAATATATAGAACTACCAGAAGTATATAGAACTCCTCCTACAGACGGAGTTGAGGGTGAGGACTGTGTAACTAAAAAAGCATTATTTAAAAACTTAGGCATTTTTTATTTTTTTAATAAAATTCAACAACAATACATAATCCAGATGATCCTGAACCTCCATTTCCTGCTGGTAAGCCAGCGGTAGTTAAAGACATTACTCCTCCCCCTCCTCCTCCTGCTCCATAAAGTCCACCATTGCTTCCATTTCCTCCAGCGGTTGATGTTCCAAATCCTCCACCATGACCTCCTCCTCCTAAACCATATAACGTAGTACTGCCAGTAAACTGCAGTAATGTTGTTATCATATTGTTTGTTGGCGGTGTCCCATTTCCTCCAGTACCTCCAGCGGATCCAACATTTCCTCCATTAGTTATAAGAGTATTAAATTGATACCCGTCAGCACCACGAGACGCTGATACTAACGTTCCACCTCCACTGCTGCCTCCACTACCCCCGCCCCCACCTCCAAGTCCAGGGCGAGTATCATTTGTTCCAAAAGCACCATCAAAATCAAAAATAGGATTAGCGTTACCTGCAGGATTGGCAGGAAAATTAGCTATTGCCCCACTGCCGCATCCATTTATAGCATACGGAAGTCCAGCAGGAGTACAGCTAATACTTTGGCCTCCAGCTGCTTGTTTAATAACTGAGGTTGCTCCTCCAACTCCTCCTCCCCCTCCTTGAGCAATCACCAATGTACCAAAAGAAGAAGTTCCTCCAGTTGTCCCTGCAGCGCCATTACCCGCTGCCGCGGATGGTCCGGCTCCTCCAGCTCCTCCAGCTCCTATACTTATTGGGTAGCTAGATGCTAATAAAGCAGCATCAAAAGTTGCCCATACTATAGCTCCACCTCCTCCTCCAGTTCCACCTTGAGCAGAACCAAGTGATGTTCCTTTTCTTCCTCCTCCACCTCCTCCACCTGCACCCACACAACATACTTCAAGATATTTTAAACCAGCAGGTGGTTTACTCCATGTATAAGTTTGTGCTACTCCACTTCCTGTTCCAGAACCTGTGTAGTATAAGATATTTATGTACCCATTAGGATTTAATAAATCAAATTGTGTTCCTGAAGGATTTTTATAATAAAATTTATTACTCCCACTAGCGTAAACAGTCCCAAAACCTGAAGGAGGTGTTCCTGGGGTTATACTTGAAGTTGTTAGTTGTAAACTTTTTAATATTTGAGTCATAACTTATTTTTTATGATGTTAATCTTGCTTCTGATCCGTTAGAAAATTTTATATATAAATATCCATCTGTATTAACATACAATGCTATGAACCCAGCCTCTGGTGTATCCATAGAGCTAGTAGCTACAAATTGTACTTCAGTTAAAAATTTAGCCATTATTGTGATATATAAACTATATATTGACTTGATGATGGTGGATTAGCAAATACAACTCTTACTGTATTATTGTCAGGTCGTCTTATATCAGGATAAACAGTTTCACCATTTGACCCACTTTCATAGACTGTAACATGGAGATTTCTTGTGTTAAATCCATGATTAATGTCCCATGTTGCTATTATACCATCACCTATAATAGAAGAAGTTGAATTATAATTAAATGATGATCCACCACCAATAGATGATGTGAAAAATAACTGGCCGCTTCCTGTGTCGATGACAACAACATGAGTATATGATGAGTTTGTTAGACTAGGGAATGCTATTGTACCTGAGGCATGGAAATTAAATAATGGAGGATATATATTAATACCTACATTACCTCCGGCTGGGGTTTTGATAGGGTTAGATATAAAATTTGAATTTGAGCCTGTGGCGAATATAAGACCTCCTATATTAATTGAGTCTTTAGTTTGACCAGGTAAGGAAATATTATTACCAATTATTATATTATTAGAACTAATAGAATTAATTCCAGATGTTACATCTTGTCCAGCTCGATAACCTATTAAGGTAGAATAAGAAGCTGAGTAAGCTTGTTGACCAGCTTCATAACCTACAAAAAATGAATGTGAAGCTTGTATAGCTAAGACTCCGGTTCTTGGACCTATAAAAGTAGAGTTAGAAGCAGATATAGCTCCATTACCAGCTAAACGACCTATAAAATTAGAATTATCAGCATAAGGAGTACTAGTACCAGCTTGTTGACCTATAAAATTAGAATTATTAGCATAAGTAGCACTGCGGCCTGCGTTTTGACCTATAAAATTAGAATTATCAGCATAAGCAGCATCTTCACCTGCACCATTACCCATAAAATTAGAATTATCAGCAAAATCAGCATTTCTTCCTGCTTGATTACCTAAAAAATTAGAATATGAGGCTGAAGTAGAAAGTTCACCTGCTTCGTAACCTAAAAAGTTAGAATTATTAGCATATGGAGCCGCATTACCTGCTTGAAATCCAAAGAAGTTTGAGTGAGTAGCATAAGTTGCTTGATAACCAGCTTGTCGACCTAAAAAGTTAGAATTAGAAGCTGAGTAAACTTGGTAACCTGCTTGATATCCAAAGAAGTTTGAGTGAGTAGCATAAGTTGCTTGATAACCAGCTTGTCGACCTAAAAAATTAGAATTACCAGCATTTGTAGCTCCATCACCTGCTTGGGAACCTAAAAAATTAGATTGACTAGCATTTGTAGCTAGCCTACCAGCTCTATATCCTAAAAAGTTAGAATCAGAAGCACTTGTAGCTGTTATACCAGCGTCAGTTCCAAAAAATATACTATCTGATATAGAAGGTATACCTGCTGGTGGAGCTACAGAATATAAGGAACTTCCTGTCACACTAATAGGATAAGAAGATGTTATAGCATTTATAGCCCAAGATGATGTTCCAAATAGACTACCTGTTATACCACTCCCAGAAACTAATAATGATCCAGTTATTATAGCACTACCAGAAAAGGGGAAAGGTAAAGTTGTTATTGTTGTAGAAGAAGCAAAATAAACTTGATTTGAAGATGTATTATATGTTAGTATATAATTTGAAGAAGATTCAGGTAATCCTTTTAAAAAAGTACTTCCTGATATTGTTATTTGATTTACTGTACCCCAATCTATAGCGGGTGAAGGTGGGTAGTTTTGATAACTTAATTGCCTATCATTATAATGTATAGATTGACTACCGACTGAATCATAAAGTATTCTAGAGCTCCAATCTAATGAAGCATAACCACCATAATCTCCTAATTGAAGTCCATCTGTAGTTAAAAGTATTATATTATTATTAGATGAATCTCGAACTGTTAACCAAGCATTATCTAAATGTAGATGATCATATTCTACACTAGAAGGACCATCATTATTGATATATATTGTACTACTACCACTAAAAACACTTGCGCTATTGAATTGAACAGATAAGTTAGGACCTCCTGGTCTTGCATTTCCTCCTCCAATAGCATTTGATGATGTGTAAAATAATTGTCCACTAGATGTGTCAATCATAACAACATTATTTTGAGAAGATGTTGTTAAACTTGGAAATGCTACTGTTCCTGATGCATGAAGATTATAAGTTGGATGTGGAATATTAATCCCTATATTACCTCCAGCTGAACCAGAGAATGGGAATTCTGAAGTAATATCAGAATATGATCCTGAGCCAAAAATAATACCACCTATATTAATTGCATCTCGTCTATTAGAATCTAGTGTTATGTTTGTTCCAATAATTATATTATTAGGACCTACACTAACTGTTGAGGAAGAAGCAAAACCAGCTTGGTAACCTATTAAGGTTGAATATGAAGCATTTATAGCTTGATAACCTGCCGTAGGACCTAAAAAATTAGAAGAACTAGCATTTGAAGCGCTAACACCAGCTCCAAATCCTAAAAAATTAGAATTAATAGCATTTGCAGCTTCAGCTCCAGCACTGCCTCCTAAAAAGTTTGAACCTATAGCTCTTGTAGCTCCATTACCAGCGGAAAAACCTAAAAAATTAGAATTATTAGCATTTGCAGCTTTATAACCTGCTTTTGCACCTATAAAATTAGATCTATTAGCAGTGGAAGCACTATAACCAGCTTCAGTTCCTATAAATTGAGAATATTGGGTATTTGTAGCATAGTAACCCGCATTTGTACCTATAAAACTAGCATTATCAGCATTTGAAGCACTAAAACCAGCTCCTTTTCCTATAAAATTAGAATTATTAGCATTTGGAGCATAAGAACCAGCTTGGTTCCCTATAAATTGAGAAAATTCAGCATTTGTAGCATAAAAACCAGCTTGGTTTCCTATAAAACTAGAATTATCAGCTGAGGATGCGCTATAACCTGCTTCGTAACCTAAGAAATTAGAGTTATTAGCATTTGTAGCTTGATAACCAGCGTAATTTCCTATAAAATTTGATCCATTAGTATTTGTAGCTTGATAACCAGCATAATATCCCATAAAGTTTGCTGTAGATGCTCCAGACGCACTGTATCCGGCTTTATAACCTATAAAATTAGTTTGAAAAGCATTTAAAGCAGCATAACCAGCTTGATAACCTAAGAAATTAGAATGGTAAGTCATATTAGTTAAAGCTCCAGCATCTACTCCTATAAAATTAGATTCAAAAGCATTTGTTATAATACTATTTCCAGCTCCTCCTCCTATAAAATTAGAGCTATAAACTTCTGTACTACCCGCTCCTGCTCCTCCACCTATAAAAATTGAATAATAAGCGTTATTAACTGTATTAGCTCCTGCTCCTCCACCTATAAAAATTGAAAAATCAGAAGTGTCAGTGTTAAGACCAGCATTTTGACCTAAAAATATAGTACCAATAGCTGAGACTCCTAGGTTTGATCCAGCATTACTACCAAACCAAATACTATTAGGTGAAGTAGTCATATCTGAAGGAATACCTGAAACTGGGTCTACAGAGTATAAGGAACTACCTGTCACATCAATAGGGTAAGGATTAAGTATAAAACTAGCTGTGTCCGCAAGAGTAGAAGATGAAGCATATGAAGCACTTAATACACTATTACTACCAAAAGGTCCATACACTCCAGATCCAGTTATAAATGAAGAACTTTGAGCCCAAGAAGCTGTCCCATAAAATCCTACTGTATTAGGTCCAAAAGAAGCAGATATAGCTCCGCTTATAAGCATAGAACCAGTTAAATAAATAACATTGTTAATAAATAACAAATTAGATGAACCACTAAGAGCACCACTATAATTAAACTGAATTGAATCATATGGATCATCAGGTTTACCGCCAAATGAGTCTGATCCTGTAAAAAATACTTGTCCTGAAGATGTATTATAAGTTAATACATGAAAAGTAGAAGAGGTTTCTAAAGTATAGAAATATACTGGTCCAGATATATGGAGAGAACCGGTGGTTGTATTTGATCCTGTAACTGTGGGTTGGAATATTCTCATTGATTATAAATATAACAAACTTGTTAGATTGAGTTAGTGATTAAATAAACCTATGCTACTTGTGTTACTGTTGCTATGATTGATGGTGTAGCTGGTCTTGTGGGTGTTGATTGCGTTCCTTTTGCTTCTAGCTGTCCTTCTAGTGTTGTTTTTGAGTATTTTAGTTCTACATAACTGCCACTTGTTATTTCAGTTAAAAAGTTTAAAGCTGCTACTCCATACCCACCTCCACTTATTTTTTCAACAGTAAAATCAGTATTTGAATTAGCTATATTAGATCCTGTCATAGCAAACCAAATTGAAAAATTAACTGCTTGGTTAACTGTTGTATGCAATTGAGCTGAAAATTGAATATTATATAGGCCTGTGTTTGCTATTGTTATTTTACTGTTGTCTACTAAAGTTACTCCATTTGAAAAATCAATTGTATCAAATACCATTGAATAAGCTGTATCAGCTGATCCAGATTGTGTTTGTATACTACTAAACTGTCCATAATTAAATAACTTATTACCCCATCTTGTGAATGAGGAACCACTTACTACATTTATATCGCCATTTACAACATTAAATGAACCTGTAATGTTAGTACTACCACTAATATTTGTTACCCCTTTAATAAATGTTGAACCTGTTATAATAAATATACTATTATGAAAGTTAGAAGAACCACTAACATCAATACTACCACTTAATACTGTGTTGCCTATAATAGTGTTACTACCACTTAATATGTGGGTACCAGAAAAGTTTGTGCTACCACTTAATGTTGTTGATCCACTTATATTAATACTACCACTTAATATAGTATTACCTATTAAGGTGTTATTACCTGTTTGTGTTGTTGATCCACTTATACTTAATGAACCACTCATTGTAGTAGTTCCTTGTATTGTACTAGATCCACTTATACCGATACTACCACTTAATATAGTATTACCTATTAAGGTGTTATTACCTGTTTGTGTTGTTGAACCTGTTACATTTAATGAACCAGTTAAAGTAATTGATCCTGAAAATAAGCTGGGGCCGATTCCGAAAAAACTTCCTGTGAATGATCCAGAAAATGGTTTATCAGATATTATATGTCCATTATTATAATCAATATAAGCTGAGTCTCCAAGTGTTCCTAGATATATTTGGTTTCCAACATATAAATTATTCCATCTAGTTGTAGAAGTACCTATATTGTAATTTGAGATATTAGCACTGTATGGACCACCTGGTACTAAATTTCCACTTATAATAGCGCTACCATTAACACTCATATTACCACTAATAATAAGAATATCAGTAGGTTGTATAACTAGATTATTATTTAAATCATATATTTGACCTCCAAAATTAGTTATAACTGCTGAGGATGTTAAAGAAAAAGAAGATGTAACTCCGCCTATAGAAGCTACAGCGTATCCACTTTCAGGAGTAGGAAATGTTAACACAGCTGAGGATGAATCAACTAAGGTTATATTTTCAGGTATAATTTGATTATGATTAACATCTAAGGCTTGAATTATAACATATCTACTTAATAAATTATGAGTAAAGTTCCAAGTTGATAGATTTGTAAAAGAAGCAGTTGCAGTCACTGATACTCCTGCCCCAGCCGCAGCTGATGCATTAATAGTCACTGACCCTGTTCCTTCAGGTGGGTCAATTGTTATATTAGTACCAGCTATAATTTTTGTAACATCACCTCCATGTAAAGCGTATGATGCACTTAATACACTATTAGAACCAAAAGGGCCAAATACTCCTGTCCCAGTGATAAATGAAGCTGTTAATGCGTTTAAAGCCCAACTAGCTGTACCATAAAATCCTACAGTTCCAGGACCATATGAAGCAGATATAGCTCCACTAACATTAAAAGTAGGGGTTGAGGATGTATAATTAAAAATAAAACTAGGACTACCACTTAAAGCAGTACTACCACTAAAAAATACTACTTGACCATCAGAACCAGATATAGAAAGAGCTGCTCCTTTAGGTACTAAATCTTCATCAGCAATTGTTGGGTTATACCAATATTCAATTTGGGTTCCACTACCTGTTAATAAAACTGTTAAACCTATATATCTATAGAAACTTAAAATAACATCATTAGCTTCTGTTGTATCAGCAAATGGGCCATACCTATTATCTATACTAAGAGGTGCTTTAATCTCAAATCCATCAATAGTTTGTATTGCCATTTAATATTAATTAAATTTAAATAAATAATTTTGAGCAGGATTAACTGCTGTTATATATCTTGATTTATAAACATTATAATTTACAGGTCCCCAAGGATAAGTAGAGCCAGATTGAGGAAAGGTATATTTAATAAAAGCAGAATTTGGGTTAGCTGGGTCATATACTATGTACCCATTACCCTCATATATATTTAGTAAATCACCATAGCTTTCAGGGTAAGCAAAATATATATATTTTTCTGTTCCTTGTATAGATAAAGTTTTATTTGATTCACCTGTTATTAATTTAGTTATACCAGGATCAGATTCTAATTGTCCTGAGTTTGTGTAGCTTGCTGATGTCATCCCGTAAAAAATAGGGTAAACGTAATTTAAAGTAGCTTCATCTTTTATATTTGGTAAAGCGGATGAAGAAGGATGAGCTCCTTGAATTGTAAAAGTAACAGGACCTTCTGTACTTTTATTTATAATTCGAGTACTACCAACACTTAAATTATTAGTAGTTGCTAAAACATTATCTCCAAAATAGTGATTAAAAGCACCTATAATTCCAGTTCCAGAAGCAGTGAAACTAGCACTATAAGCAAATCTTCCGGCACCTGGGCTATCAGGAGTAGCATTAAAATCAGCTGTATTAAATGTTAAAGAATGACTAACTTCTCTATAAATATCAGTTGTTGGGTTAAATGTAGTTGCTCCTCCAAGTTTTAAGAGATTAAAAGTTATTGTAGGGTCTATATAATCTATAAGTATATCTCTTAAAATATCTTCTAGTAATGTACCTATAGGATATGTTGTTCCAGAATCTGATCCACCTACTGTTATGTTAGTAAGTAGATTATTTAATAAAACAGCGCTTCCGCTACCTCCTCCACCTGGTATATATACATTAACAACACTTCCACTTAATGAAGCGGATACTCCACTGCCTGTAAAGTTAAATATAGTTGTATTTGAAGTGACTGTATTTCCTTCGTCTCTAGTTTCTAAACCACCTAATATTGAAGCTGTGTAAAATACTTGACCAGTTTCTGGTTCATATGTTAAAATATAAGGTTGGCTTGATGTAGGTAATCCTTGTAAAAATACATTTGAAGCACTAACTTGAAACCATGATTGAGAAGTAAATAAAAGATTATGACGAGTAATATTAACTATTGAAAATGTGTCAATATTATCATAATAATTTTGAGTTAATTTTCCATCAATAGTGATTTCATACTCACTAAAACCTTTAGACTCAACAGCTATTATAGGGAAAGTTTCACTAACACTACTAGAAGCAGAAACTAATGTTATAATTGAACTAGTGAGTAGTCCTATAGGAGAAAATTGAGAATAAATATTAAATACAGAACTACCAGTTGTTGGACTACTACCTAAATTTCCACTTTCTATAAGTCTAGCGTAACCATCACCAATTATAAAAGCACTTTGAGATGTAGTAAAAATATTGTATTGACCAACAACAGTTTGGTAATTACCTAAAGCTACTGTATTATTACCTTCAGTGTGAGAATAATGTCCTACAGCATATGATCCACTACCTTCTGAATGAGCTCCAATACCTATAGCGTGGGTTCTTTCTCCTTCAGAATGAGCTATATATGTTCTAGCTATTTTATTACCAAGTAAGTTTTGTATATAAAATGTACCTAAACTACCTACAAAAGAAGTAGTAGTGTGTATATTATTAACATCTAAAACAATATATGAGCTTGTACCATCCCATGATGTACTATTAATTTTAGCTACAGTTGTGCCTTGATTATTATCAAATTCATAATCATTTAAATAAATATAATCTCCAATCCTAAATGAAGATGTTATATTACCATATTCAGCTGATAAAGTAACAGAACCTGATAAGATAGAGGATGAGTAGGTATTAAGTAGCCCAGTGTATGTATTAGCTCCTTCAGCGTGAGAGTAATATCCTAAAGCATTAACATTGTTACCTTGTTGAAAACTATGAATTGGATAAATATATCTGAAGTAAGCATCAGCCCCAAATTTACCTTTTTTATTATATTGAATATAAGTATCTAAAGGTGCAGGTATACCATTTAAAGCATAAGACGCTGTGTCAGCTATACCTGCTCTTCGAGCATATTGACTTAAATAGACTTGGGCCATTAACTACTTTTTGATTATAAATATTAAAAATTATAGTAGTTAATTAAGTAAAGTTATACTTAACACTCCAAAATATAATTTTATTTATACAAATAAACTCTAATATATCATAAGCAAATGGGTCTGGTGTAGGGTTGTAAGTGCCTCCTCCATTGTTTTCAATATAGTTGGTTACAGATCCTCCACCTGTAGAAGTTGGTAAAAGAAAATTTCGGCTACCTATATTGTCTTGTTTTATTATTAAAGTACCTTTAACATACTCTAAAGGATTTCCAAAATAATTAATTTCAAAATCTGTAATATCATCACTTAATGTGACAAAAGCTATACTACCACTTTTGCCTATATCCCACTCAAAAGATTTATTAAAAGGTAAAGTATTAAGTTGAGGAAAGGTTTGTGTATATATATTAGCTTCATTGGTTTGTATTTTACCTAAAACATTAATATTACCATTAACTGCTAAAGAAGATGTTGTAGATTCTATAATAGGTGGAAATTTGTTTTGAGATCCTGATTTTTGTATAGTTACTAAATTAGTATTTTTATTAAAAGTAAAATCACTACTACCATTAAAAGCAGTACTATCATTAAATTGTATAGCTGTATTTGTACCTCCCGGAGTTCCACCTCCGCCTCCACTACTCCCAGTATTAATAGTGATGCTAAATTGACTATTATTTCCTTTAGTAAATGTTATAGTATTTAAATTTACAGAAGCTGTTATTAAAGCATTTGGGGTATTAGAAGCAGTTAATGCTTGAGAAGCACTTTGAGCCCAGCTTGCAGTACCATTGAAACTACCAGTAAAACTTCCACTAAATGATCCTGTATTGTAGGATGATGTAAATGTGTTTATACTTGAAGTAAACGCGTTAAAACTTGAAGTAGTTACTAATCCACTAGTATCTATTGTACTACCCCCAGTGTTTAAAGCATATGAAGCTGTTAAAGCATAAGATGCTGATAAAGGATTTGATAGTTGTTCTTTTCTGATTATACTCATGTTTAAACAAATTTACCTATAGCAACTACTTCATCTGTGTTTACTAAAGTAAACCCTAATTCAGTTGTATTAATTGTTAATGTACATGTTCCATTATTATTATCAACAAATGTTGTTATAGCCGCAGGTTCAATAAGTTGACCATTTACAAAATATGTAAATGAGTTTTTATTTGTATCTGGTAAGCTACTAGGGGCAACATAAAATGAAGCATTGAATATAGCAGTGTTAGAAGCTACAGTTGTTGCTGTTACAGCTTTATTAACATTTAGATATATTAAAGCTGCTGGGTCTATTACAGTATTATTATTTATTATATTAGTTACATTTTGGGAGTCAAATATGTTAGCTATACCTGTACCTTGAGTTGAGGTTTGTTTAGTATTAGCTTCAAAATTTTCTAAGTCACCACCTGTAACTTCTAAACCAAAAACAATTCTATTTTTTTCAGAAAATTTACGAGCTGCTTTTAAATCTTTTTGAATAGTGTCTGGGATGATGTATCCATATATGTTTAAGGTAAAAGTACTTTTTACTATTCTTTCTCCACTTTCAGATAAATCAGCTGTTGTATTAAAAGAATTAACAGTAGCTTTAAATTTAAATCTTTCAGGATCACCCCAATATGAGTCAGAAGCATATTCAATAGCTTCTACTATTTTATTTAATTGATCATTATAGTAAGTAGAAATTACACAATCATAAGTTATAGATACATGATCAGGAACTACAGTGACATAATATGTTTTTTCAGGTTTAACATTATTTAACATATTAAATTTACTGTACTCATTTCTTTTTTTATACGATTGTCCTATAACCGCTATATTATGAGGATTATTAGCATCTAATTTATTATTTAAACTTCTATCTTTAGTAATAGTATTACGTTTAAACATTAAAATAGGAGCCATTATTTTACCTTGTAGATCTCTATAATATCCATCTTTTTGGAATGATTTCCATTTTTCAGGTGAACCATATATTACAGGTACTACTAATCTTTCACCATTTTGAAATACAGTAGGTCGAATAACATTTTGAAAATAATACATTACTGCTTCATCTATATCCTGTATTCCAATAGACATAGGTTTAGTAGAATCATCCTTAAAAGAAGTTTGATTCGCTCTATTAGGATTACCAAAATCATTAGGATTACCAGTAGGAGAAAAACCAGGTGACCCGGCTGGGGGTATATAAGGCTCCTGTCGAGATTTACTCAACTCCTTTTGTGTTTTTGGAACTGGTTTTCTTTTGTTTATCATAATCTTTGTTTGATTATATTATATTTGTCTGCAGGCACATAATGAGCTGTACAGATAACACTTACATTATAACCAAAATTCTCTAAGCCTGGGTTTAATGGGTTTTCATTATATGGGAAATCAGGATTTTTACCAGCAAAATATTGAGTTTCATTAGTATTATCTATTTCAAAATAACTTTCTTGATATAGAATAATATCACCTACCTCAGGATGGACATTAATTGTCACTAAATCATCTCGTAAAAAAGATACAGTTATTCCCCAATCAAAATCAACACCTAACTCACTAGTAGGGGAAGTAGTAGCATTAACTTCAATTAATGAGTTAAATAAAAATGGACCTTCTAAAAATTTACCTTCAGAAGCTTCTCCATACATGTTAATAGAGGTTTGTTCTAAAGAAAATTTATATAAAGCACATTGTTGAGTAATAACATTCCCTAGCAACTCTCGGTTAACATGTCTAAATACACTTACATCTCTTGATCCTCCAAATAGTGCCATTATCCTATATATATTACCATTGGTACATTATTAATTTCTTGTTTTCTAAAATCACTTTCTTGAGCTCTTCTTTCAAGTAATGATTTTTTAGAAGTTTCATCTAAATATACTCTTAATCTTTCAATTAAAGCTAATTTTTCAGCTGTAGCAGCTGATAATAAATCTGCTTGATTTAATGTTACTTCTCGACCTGGTATAGGGATTGTTCCGTATTTACCACGAACATACCCTAGCATTTCTTTACAAAGTGCTAAAGCATAATCAAATATCCATGACTTACCAACAGCATTTATTTGAGAATAAGTTGGATAATTATATGGAGCATTTGATACATTTGTGACTTTATCACCTCCAGTCTGGGTAATGCTATCTGTATATCTGTCTTCTACTTTAATATATTCAAACCATAAAAATCCTCCTCTAACATCATTATATGAGGGTATAGGGAATATTTTTAAATTGTTATTTATAAGTTCAAATGTGTAATTAGATAAGCGAATAGTATTACTTAATTCTAGCCCTTGAATTACTCCAGCATCATACGCAACAGGCATCATTAAATAACCACCTCCATATCCTCCACCATACATCCCACCATATATGCCTGCTGCGGGTAAACCACCTAATCCCGCAAAGCCTCCAAACGGAGCATACATTTGGTTT